GTCTCTAGTAAGTTAGTACTTACTTACTTAATGTGGATACAATCTGAATTCCAGATCCAAAAATTCTATTATATTCGTTTTCCATATTAAGGTTTGGAATAGCCTCAGAGATAACTGCGGTGGAATTAAGAGTAATGTCACTAAGTGAATATGGCATATATGGGGCTAATGCTACGCCAACACCTTTATCAGTTTGTTGAATTACAATTGCAGCAGGATCTTTAAGATTCCATCCATGTCCAGCTGGTTCTACTTTCGCTATTAATTCTTCACCATTAATTAATTTAAATACTTTAATCATATTATTCCTCTATATCAAGTTTGTGATTTTTACATATATTAAAAGATACTGCATAACGGTATCCATCAAATTTAGTCTTTCTAACTCTATGCATAGTATTACCTTCAAAAATTATCAATAAACCATTTGTTATTGGTACTTCTCTCCATATAGTATCTCCACATAAAAATTCTATATTAGGACAATTTTCTGGAGCATTCAAATAAAAACAACCAGACCATAAAGAAGGATAATGAGTATGTTCTGTAGCAAAATCATCAGAACTATATTTAAGTCCCCACATTGATACAATTTCAAAGTCGTCTATATTAATGTGAGAAGTATTACCATATTTATTTAAGGATGCTTGGTACACTGCATTTTGTACATAAACACAAAGCTGGTCGAATCCTTTTTCTTTAGAAACATCCCAGCTTGTCATTAATGCTTTAGCATGTGTTTTATGATTTTGTTGATCTTCAGAGCTATCAATAAAATTTATAATATCAGATGACATATATGGATCATCTATCATTACCTTATAAAGATAAGGTGATATGTAACTCATAATTTATTCTTCTATAAGTTGTTCAATAAAATTTGCTGCTTCGTTTTGATCGTGAAAATATTGCATAATAATTTTATCCATATCATATACATGTTGCATAAAAACTAAAATTTGTTTATTCTTATACACGGATACCTTGAGCATCCAATTCCCTCTGCGAACCAGAAAGAAAGATATTAGGTTTGGTGTTAGTTTTGCTTTCATCATAACAAATATTTAGGGAGAGTCGAAACTCTCCCTACTTGCTATGATTACTTAATCTTACCTACTTTGTAAGTTCTGAATGTTTTAATTCCTTCAGCCAAATCAAAGATAGTATTCTTAAAGAGTTTCAGCAGCTTTATCATAAGCATCCTCCTGCAATAATTCTTTACCCTTGCGAGACTTTACTTGAATCTTCTTTGGTTTCTTTTCTTCTGGAATCAAACGCTCCAAGAAGATCTTAAGCATACCATTGAACATCTCAGCGTCTTTAACTTCGATGTGGTCATCGATAGCAAAGGCACGAGTGAAAGCACGATTAGCGATTCCACGGAACAAGAAGTTATCTGGAGTATCGTCAGCTTTAATGTTACCACGAACAACTAACTTACCATCTTCCATCTCGATATCAATGTCTTGCTGACCAAAACCAGCTACAGCCAACTCAATGGTGTAATGATTTTCATCATGCTTGATGATGTTGTATGGTGGATAGTTTGGAATGTTCTTGGTAAAGTCTTCATGCATCTTATGCATGCGAGCCATGGGCTCTTCGAAACCAACAAAGAAACGATCAAAGTCCTTGAATCCTGGACCAAATAATGTTAAGTTTGTCATATCAATCTCCTTATTGTTTAGCAAATGCTTTTTTAGCATCGAATGTGTAAGCTGAAAGACCAAGAGATGTATAAAAATCTACATGTGCTTTAGCTACGATCTTTGCGAAAGAAGACTGGGCTTCAATAAATTGATTGAGTGGTTTTTTTAGTTCTTCGTTTTTGACGCAGGTCTCAACGAATTTAGATTTGATTCCTTGGAAGGAATCGATGGCTGTGTTAATGTTATTCAACATTATTTTCTCCTATTAAGCGAGTTAGAAAAACTCTCAAGTAATTCCCCGAAGGCAAATTGATGAGAGCCATATTAAAATGCTGGTTACTAGTTCCAGCGACATCGTGCGTCATGTCAGCTTTACCAACGATTCGTAACTTAGTGGTCCTAAGGTGAATTCTTATCGATTCATCACATACATAGTGATTTCGAATCCGTATCTCATTTCTACTGCTTCTGGTTTAGTCCACATAGTAATCTCCTAGTTGTTTGTCCGTTATTGGACTTACTACTTAGGATTAAAAGACTAAAAACCAGCTAATGAAAATCATTAGTTTAGACTAACGATAACCCTTGTTATACAGCAGGTGTTTCAGCTGCAGCTTTTGCTGCTTCTGCTTCCATTGCTGCAACTTGTGGTTCGCCTTGCTGTTTAATTTTGTTGATCAAGGCAACGACTTCCTCAAAAGGATGTTTGCCTAGAGTACGAAGAATAGTATTTGCTTCATCTACTGTCAATTCAAGTTTGATCATTTTGATTTTTTTCCTATGTTATATTTGGGAACTAATTCCCATTCATTTTTCTCTTTAAAAGAGACTACTTTAATTTGAGACAAGGATGCCTTGTTGTCAGCTTGCTCATTATTTAGTATCTTTAACAGATCCCAATCTTGAAGCAAACCAGCAATAGCATTTCTTCTCTCGATATCGCCACTCGTGATGTTAGATTCTTTTCCATCAAGAGCAAACAATTCTTTGAAGTGGACAATAAAGTATCTACCTTGCTTATGTAAGATATGGCAAGATTGATACAACTTGTTTTCTTTTCTGGAAGCGATCCCGATGCGGGTAAGTGTCTCACGAACCTTTAGAAAGTTATCTGGTTCTGGTAGTATCACTTCAAGCATGGACTCAGCTGTCCAGTCGTAATAAATCAATTCGACAGTCATTATTTTCCACCTTTGTATAATTTTTCTTTTATCATAACTAACTGGTCTTCCGTCAATATATCTAGGGCATCAATTGCCTTAGAATCGGAATAACCAAAGTATTCTTTAACTAATCGAAGAGACTCTGTTTCGGCATCTTTTTTGTGCCACTTGGAGAATCTTTTCTTCTTAGAGATACTATTTAGTAAAAAAGAAAACTGCCAGTCCGCTGGAATAGATGAGTTGCGATTCATCTCGTTTGCATAAAGGACTGTGTCGGGAAAATAACCTAAACCCCTGTTAATAATAAAAGGAACATAGTCCTTCTTAGCCATCGGGTCTTCTGCTAAGAGATCTTTCTTTGTAAAATTGATTGCATTAATAAAGTCAAAGGGTGTCATGATATAAATCCAACTTCTTTAAGTATAGACTCAGGACATGCAAATCGTTTTCCAGGAAATCTTTCTATAAGAATTTTCTCTACTGCTTCCTTTGAAGATCCCTGTGCCATGAATTGTTTAGTATCTTTATCGTAAACATATAACATATCATTATGTTTTTCGATAATAATATGGATCTGTTCTTCTTCTTTGGCTTCATCAACTGTGTCAAAGAATTTTTCCATCTGTCGTTTGGCATGCTTTTCTCTGGCATTCCATCCAGCAATTGATCCACCGAGCCATACAATAAATGTATATACTACTAGTAAAATAAGTTCCATATTAGCCTCATTTGAATTTACACTGAGCCATAATCTCAGTGAGTGCTGCCATTATATTTAGTTCATGGTCAGCTACAAATGCTGCTTTATATTGATAGTCTGCAAGAATAAGAACCAACTGTGGAACACTGTTTGGTTCAATCGTGTTTGCAGCACTATCATATAGTTCACGGAATAGTGATGTAGTATCTGAGTCGGAGTTCTTTGAAACCCACTTACGGACTTCGGTAAAGTCTTTTTCTTTTAGAAGTTTGATTAAACTCTTAAATGATTCCTCGGACATATTGA